AGTATTTTATTTCAATCGGTATATCTGTTCTAAGATATAACCATTTAACATCTTCATATATATCAGGCCCTAATGTATATACACCAATTATGCTATCACCTTGAGTAATAACTAAATGTGAATCACCCCAACCGTCACCACCGCTATCGTTTAATACTAACCTGTACTCACATATAGGTATTATTTCATTTAACGTAGCTTCAGGATTGTAATTAAAAGAGTTCCAATTTAAACAACCAACAACATGAGGTGTTACACAGCTACTGTCATCTACTTCAGCTATAGGACTAAACTCCATATAGTTGTTATCAGTACAACCGTAATTTACAGGTATATCACAATGCTCTATCCATATAGCACCTGAGTAAGCCGCACCACCAAAGTCTGCATCCTCTAGTTCCCATATAATATCAGGACTACCACAAGGTTCTAAATCAGCTAGTATAGTAAATCCACCATCATCAGAATCATTATTAAATAAAGAACCAGTCATGCCGTCTCCATAAGTATCACTTAATATAAGTTCTACTCCTGTTTCAGGAACACACAACTGGTAAGGTATAGTAGTGTTAGCTTGGTCGTAAGAATAATCACCAGGTGAAACGCTTGCAACTGGTTGACCATTTGATATATCTGTAAGAATCCAACCTGTTTCACCAGGATATTGATCTAATGTAACTTCGAAAAGCATTTTAGCTTCTCCGTCTTGACATTGTGCGTTAGCACAACCACCGTTATCAACTTCAGCTAGTGGATTATAGTTTATAGCTTCAGGGTCCATACAACCTATAATTGGCATGTCACAAGATCCGTCTTCAAAGTTTGCTTCAGGCACAAAGTTTAAAGCTATAAAATTCATGCAACCAAATACAGTGTCTGTTATAGGTAGTGGACAGTCACCATCATCAAAGTTAAATTCAGGGCAGTTGAAGTAAACGTCATAACCATTCCATGAGTAAGCACCATCATCGCAGAAGCCATCACCTATCCAGCTTTCAATACCTGTAACATCATTACCGTTACAGTCAAGTGAAATGTTTTGAGCTAAAGAAGCTGTAGTAAAAAGTAGTAAAAGGTAAATTGTTTTTTTCATTCTAAGACTTCTTGTGTTTTTTACAAAAATTTGCAGCAGCTTCAACGCTACCAAATCCCCACTTCTTTAACGCTCTAGCTTTACGGGTAGGTTCTCCGTTTGGTTTTTTCATAGGACCTTTCATGCCAGCAAATCTACAAGCAAAGCTAATTCTTCTAGGATCAACACCTTTAGTAAGTCTTTTACCTAAAGTTTTACCTGTATCTCTCTTGTGCTCAGCTCGCATCTCACGATTTCTTTTTTCATAAGCTGCATCACCAGAACCTATCTTGCCAGTTCTTTGATATGACATTATTTCTTTTTCTTAATTTTTTTAATTTTACCATTGTGAGTTCTAGCAAATTTATGTGTGCTAGTTTCCATCGATTTTATCTCAGGGCCAGAATAAGTTTTACTACCCCATTTCCATGTTAACGTTCCCATGCTATTATTTTTTAGGTTTATTATGAGTCCATCCTTTATTTGCTAAGGATAAATGTTGAGCGTAAGTATTAGCCATCTTGCCTTTACCAGTCTTTGGACTGTACATCATATGTTTCTTAAAATCTTTTGTCATTTTTTAGCGAATTTTTCTACGCCTGATATACCGAAGCAACCAAGTACAACCCATACAAATGAGTTGTATACATATTCATTAATTACCAAGTCTTGACCTACCCAACCAGTGACTAAGTCAGCAACCATTATCATACACATAACTGCAAAAGCTATAAAACCTACTACAGCTTTTTCGTTCCAATTGTTATCGTTCTTAAATATTTCCATATTAAATAAAATCAAATGAAGTAACATCCCCTGTTATAATACCAGAATTACTTGGACCAATTTCTTTTACAGAAACGTTGTCTATATAAACCTCACAATCTGCGGAAGCGCTATTTCTATATATTCTAAAGTGAGTGTTAGTAGCTCTAAAATAAAAAATATTAGTTCCATTACCTAAACTAGAAACAATTTCAGCTTCATTAAAAACCTTAACTGTACTACCGACTTTTATAACCTCAACATCTAATTGACATCTATATACTTTACCAGCAGTCAAAGTGTCTTGAGTTATACCTAAAGCTGCCTGAGTTCCATCTGTATCATATATAATTTTAGCTCTCCCAGAAGAATCCCAAGTAATGCTATCCTCAGCAGCACCATCATTAATTACAGTCCAGCTAGAAAGATCGCTATCAAAAGTACCGTTAGTCAACTCTTCAGATCCTAAGGTTTTAGCACCAACTTGATTATATGTAATACCACTTGTTTGACCTCCAGAGTCACCTATATCATCCAAGTGTCCATCGCCACATCTATACCAAAGTAAAAGATCTGCTTGAGCTGTGTAAACATCTGTGATAGGTGATGATAACTCAGTTGGACTACCATTGTTATAAAGAGCTAAAGCAGCATTAGCAGATAAAACTGAGCTCCATATGGCAAACTCATCTATTCCACCTTCATAAAACTTGTCAAGTGATCCTGCAATATTTCTTGCTCCAAGCACTAAGTTGACATCACTTGTGTAGTCGTCATGTTGAGATGAACCTAAATTTGCATGTTCATGTGCTTTATCCACACCATTAACATATATTTTCGCTATAGTGTCACCACTACTTTGCAAGTCTACAGTTATAACAAAGTGAGTCCAAGAGCTAGCAGCTCCAGCCGCAAAGTTAAAACCACTTCCATCACCTGAATCCGTATGCCATTCACCAACATCAGCATTGGAAACCATCACAAATCTAGGGCCTCCATCTACACCAAAATTTCCAAGTTGAAAATAAATTTCATCTTCACCTGATGAATTTTCAGAATTAAAAATATATTGATTAGCATTTCTACCATCACTAGGTTTAGCCCAAAAACTTATAGAGTAATCGCCTCTAAGATTAGCTTGAAAAGTATCACCAGTATCTATATATTCATTACTTCCATCAAGAGATAAAGCTCTTGTAGAACTAAAAGGCAGGTAGCTACTAGATGAACAATCGCTTGGTAAACCTAACATTATGCTCTATTTCTATAATCTGGTCTTGGTGCTACGTAAACTACTACAGATCCAGAGTGTAATTCTACATTATCCCACATACCATATATAGTAACACCTTTTGGAAATACATCTGCAGTTGTTATTGGATCAGCATCTTCGTTAGTTTCATTAGTAGTATCTGCAGCAGCAGCGTTCCAATGACTATCAATAGCTAACACGTCAGTACCTACAAAAGCAGTATCACCCATACCCATATTAACACCTCCATCAAGAGATTCTAAAGATTGAAAGGTAACATCTGTTATCATAGTAATAGCACACACGTAATACTTAGCTGTTGATGCTGTAAGTAAAAGCTTAGCTCCATCACCTTTTAAAAAAGTAGATCCGAACTGACCAAAGCCGTAAGCTACTTCTGTTGAGTTTTGTCCCATTTTATTTTTGTTTTATTATTTACTTTGCTATAAATAGAATATTACATATTAGAGTATTTAATTACCTTAAAAAAAAATAGCCACCCGAAAGGATGGCTATTAATATTAAGTTACTTAGTTGTTAAGCGAACGCAGCACCAATTGAAATAGTACTAAGACCACTAACTCCAGAAACAGCGTAAGTAGAATTTAAGTCATCAGCAACGTCTATGAAACCGTCTGCATGAATACCACCGTTAGCAGCACCAGCGAACAATCTACATAATTCAGAGATAACAGCTTTGTGAGTATTAACTGCACTTAGCGACACTATAACTTTATCGTTATTAGTAAAGTCATCAGCTTGACCATCACCGTTGTTTCTAATTTGAGGTAAGAAATGTAGAGCTAATGTATCATCAGCTGTTGGATGCATACCTGTTAATCTAGATAATGGAAACATAGCTGATTGACCTGAATCATCATCGTCTGCTAAGGTTGCTTGTGTACGAAAGTACAAATAAACTTCTTTCATTTTTTAAATGTTTAATGATTAATAAATAATTGATTGTGAATTAAGGTTTAAGGATTATGGATTAAGGTTTGTGCTTATTTAGTATTATAAGAAACGGTTATGATAACCGCTTCTCTATATTAGTATATACTTCCATACCTTCATCAGTTTTAAACCACTGTGCAAGCGCGGAGTACGGGTGTTCATCAAACGGAACTGTCATAAGTTTTCTATCGTTAGATCCCCACGTAAAGTGTCTTTGATCTGATGATAACTTTATAATGTTTAGTTCAGTTGCTTTTATTCCAAAGTTCCTTAGTTGTACATTATCGTCATTAACTAACTCTAAGAACAAACCAGGATTTCTTTTAGCATATAGTAGTAAATCTCTTCTAAGCTCCTTAGAACTCATCTTAGATACTTTAGAACCAAGTTCTACACGCATAACTGCTTCAGCCATATCTATATCTAAACTCATTGCAGCATTTAAAGCTTCAATTTCTGTTTCAATATAATCTATTTCATTAGCAGCGATAACTGTAGGTTTATGTTCATAGAAAGTTCTACCATTATCAGGGTGGATAGCTAACATTTTTTGAAGAACAGTTTTAGTTTTAGGTACATTTAAAACACCTCTTCTAAAAATTATATGTTCTAATCTCTGTTCACCAACCATCTCATCTACAAAAGGAGTTCTTTGATTAGAGCAATACTTTAATTCTCTTTCATATCCTTTTTCTTCATCAAACCAATGGATATTACATCCTCGCACTAACTTAGTTAATGGTTTATCATTACCTTTTAAAAGATAAAATCTATCTTTTATCTCCCATTCGTTTTTAGATTTTTTTTCAACCTTTGGTTGCGGTGTTTTAATAACAGGTTCTTCAACCATAACTGGTTGCTCCATTACTTCAACCACCTCTTCTTTAACTACAGTATCTTCCACTGTAGGTTTTGTTTTCTTTTTAGCCATAATATAATATAATAAAAATTAAAAAAAAATAAGGTGGGGCCGAAGCCCCATCCTATATTAGTTTAACAAACAGAAATTGTTTGCACCTTGAGTGATTAAACATCTTTCAGACAAGAAGTTTACAGTCATAGCATCTAAATCAGAAGTAGCAGCTCCAACAGAACCTGTTATCCAAGTCTTGAATTTTCTACTTTCCATTTGAGAAGCTCTGTAACGAACATGTAAGAAAGGACGCTTAATGTTTTTACCTAAACTTTGGTCATAAACATTAGAAGTACCAGCTGGTATAACAACACCTCTGATAGCTTCACCACCAGTAGCTGCAGCATTAATACCACCTCTTGTTTGCTTATCGTTTAAGTATTTCCAGTCAGATTTGTAGAAGTCGTAAGAACCTCTTCTGAAACCAGAGAAACCTAAGTTTAAAGCCATATCTTCGTCGTTGTCAAATACTCCGTAAGAAGTACCACCAGCTCCGTAAGAATTCATAGAAGCTAACATGTCGTCGATAGCTAAAGCAGAAGCTCTATTTACGAATAACATATTTTCTTCAATAGCACCGTTTTCATCAAATGCAGCTAACATAGCGTCGAATTCAGCTAAGTCAGTAGCAGCGTTAACACCAGTAATACCAGAAGACTGGTGACCTCTTGATGTGATAGCTTTGAATAAACCTTCAGTACCATGAGAGTCATCTGCTGAAGCAGCACCACCACCAGTGTTGATGTTAGAAGCTGCTACATTTTTCTCAGCCTCAATACAAACCATCTCTAAGTAGTCTGTAAATCTAGCTCTTGTATCACCTTCAGCTTTCAAGTACCAGTAGTAACCATTTTGACCTTCTTCACCAGAAACTTCAACCCAACCAATAGCAGCTGCATCAGATCCTGATACTTCATACATATCTTTAATGATAACTGGTTTGTTAGTGTAAGTCTGGAATACAGGATCGTTTGATCTAACTTTATTCTCAGTACCTTTACCCCATTCAGAACCAAATACTAATATCTTACAAGTATCGTCACCATTCACGAAACCAGCATTAGTCATATGAGCATATCCATAAGGAGTAACAGTAATATTAGCGGAACCACTACCAGCAGCACTTACACGAGCCGTAACTGTTTGTCCACCACCTGCGATTAATACCATATCACCAATATTAATACCGTGATCAGATGTTTGTGTTACACCGTCCATAGTTTTAGATATTGCTATAGTACTAGCTGTAACATCCTCCATTGTACACTCATAAGCTAAGTGTAGTCTACCTTGCTCAGACCAAACAACTTGATCTGCTTGCATAGCTTCTTCAGCACCTACTTGTGCTAAAAAACCTGAAATTGTTCTTTTACCAAATACCTCGGCTTCTTTATCCATAAGGTCTGGTAAGTATTGTTGTGCCCATCCGCTATCTTGAAGATCAACGTAGTTGTCAGCGCCTAATACTTTTTGAGTATAGTCTTTACCTGCGGGCGTAAAACTTGAAATTGCCATTTTTAAATAGTTTTAAAATTAATTACTTTCTTTTTTTAATCTTGAATTTGAAATCATCTACACTATCACCTAGCACTCTCACTTTTAATCCACCAGCGTTAACCTCTCCGTGAGACGACCTCGCCTCTGTGTTAACGTTTTTGGCTTGAGCAACGCTTTGCTTTACAGCATCAGCTTTACCTTGTTCGTAAAAGTGTTTAGCAACGGCATCTGGATTCATTGCTGCAAACAAAGACTTGTGATAACCCGCTGCGTCTTGAATACTATTATCTTCACCAACAAACTTGTTGATAAAATTATTCAAATCGCTTTGAGTATTTTTAACCTCGTTCGCGTTTTTAACATTGTACCTATACTTCTTGTCTCCAACATTAAAATCAAAACCTTTGAAATTATTATTAAAAACAGCATCTGTCCTTTGTTGAAATATTTTTGTACTTTTATCTGTAGCTTCTTTTTGTGCTGCAGAGTCTTCATTATATCTATTGAAAAAGTCTACTGCTTTCTGTTGTTCTTCAGTAAGTCTACTACCAGACTTTATGTCATTGTAGTATTTAGTCTTTTGATCTTCTAAATAGTTTTTAGCTTTAGCAACTTCTTCCTTTAAAGCTATCTTCTTTCTTTTGACATCTCTCTCATCATCAACTTCTTCATCAAATCCAAAAGATTCTTCTAATAAAAAGTTTCTTTCTTCAGCTGATAAATGAGGTTTTGTTTTTCTATAGTATTCATCTAAAGCATCACTTGAATCTAACTTAGATAAATCAGTGTTTAATCTAACATAGTCTTCAAGATTACCACCAGTCTCATCCATAAAGTCTACTAACTTCTGAATATTTTCTGGTAGTGGTTTACCCGTAGCCTCTGCTTCAGCTATAGCCTCTTCAACAACTTCTTCAGCTTGTTCAACCCGCTCTTGAACTTCTTCTTCAGTTACTTCTTCTAGTACTGGTAGTTCTTCTTCTTGTACTTCTCCTTGCGGTTGTACCTCTTCTTGTTCCTCTGTGGCTCCGGCGTTTTCATCGCCTCCCACCACTCCTGCTGGGTCAGTTTCTGCTTCTTGAGTTTCATTAGTTTCTTCGGTTACTGGTGGTTTACTTAAATCTACTTTAATAACGCTATCATCTCCAGCGCTTTCAAACTTTGATTCGTCGATAGTATTCTCGACTGATTGATCTACAGTCTCTTCAACTGTGTCTTTAACTTCTTCTTCCATAATAAAATTATATAAAATATTAAAAATTAGTAGATTAAAGGTTTTCTAACCCCACTCCACCTGTTATTATATCATTACCTGATGATTCAAACTTTTTAATCTCTTGCCCCTTGTTTTTCATATCAGCTATTTTTTCACGCGAAGCTCTTTCACTTCCCTGTAACTGAGAGTTTAACTCAAACTCCAACTGCATTAACTCTTTCTTTACTTGAGCTTCTTGCTGTAAGTATTGAATTTTTAATTGATTCTTTGTTTGTTCTAGTTGCGCATCTGTCTGAGCTTTAGCTTGGTTCTTCTGAACTTCCATTTGAGCTGCAGCTTGCTGAGCTTGTTGATTAGCTTGTGCTTGAGCTTGAATATTTTGTTGTTGTATTTGCTGATCTCTTTCTAGCTTCTTTTTCTTTTTAACCTTTAGTAATTGATTAGCTAACTTAACATTCCTTATCTCTCTAACATCTATAGCATCATCTAAATCTACTAAGCCTTGACTTAAAGCAACTTGAATATTATTCTCTAACATAGCTTTTTCTTCCTCATCCGGCATTAAGTCTATAAATATACCAAAGTCGTATAAGTGTAATTCTTTTAATTCTTCCAGTGTAGCTACATTATGAGAACCTATAGCTTTTATAAAAGCTTCTTTTGTAGGTGAGTACTCTATAATATCAGACACTCTTAGTGATAAACACTCAGCCGCTTCAGCTGTTAAGTAAAGCATAGACTGTAGTATATGTCTAGTAGCTGTATTACTATTAGCAGCAGCTAACTTTTGAACTCCAACTAAAGCATTCTTATCCGGCATACTACCATCTCTAGCTTCATTAAGTCCGGTGACATCACGTATCATTTGAAGATAGTAGTTATATGTAGCTATTAATGTTTGAAGCTTATTACCACCACTACCGTTCTGTATTTGTTGAATAGGTACTTTACCTGGATTCATATCACCATCTGAAGTAAATGATCTACCAATAACAGAACCTGTTTGGAAGAACATATTTAAAGCTTCTTGTGGATTGTAATTTGTACCGTTACCTAAATCTATTTCAGCTAAACCATCAGCATCTAAATAAACACCATCAGGAACCATACGGTTCATTACTTGCTGGATTTTTAAATGTGTTAGTTGTATAGTATCTGCAAACCCAGTTATTCTACTAACTAAAGATTCTATTCTACCGTCATACATTCTAGGCGCTACGATATTATAGTTCATCTTTACTTTACCAAAATCAGACTTAGACCTCATCATATTGGAAGCCATCTCCCATTTTAATAATCTATCTGTACCTAAAACTAAAACACCTTCGTACATAACCTCCATAACTCTATCCAGTCTAGAGAAATCACCTTCCATTTCTTCAGGTGGGTTAAATGTATCATCTTTCCTTATAACTCTTTCAGCACCACTACCGGTTTGCTTCAACTTATACACATCGTTAGCGTTGGTTTTAAAGTTAAAGTATAGTACAGATACTTGATTTTCTCTGTGACTACGAAGATTTTGATGAGAGCTATTTGGGTTTTTGAGTATATCAGCAATATCTGATTCAGTTAAATTTGGAAACTCTTTTACCAACTCATTTATAGGTACTGTCTTAACCTCACCCACATAATATATATCATCGAAATAAGGTGATTGAGTATAAGAGTAAACTAGGTTAGCTGGATCTACATATTCAACTTTAGCACCATCACTATAATTAAAACTTGTTTTTGTAGCACCTATACCTATAGTCACTAAGTCATATAAAGCTCTACGTTTAATTAAGTCGTAATCACAACCCTCCATTAAAGTATTTATAGCTTGCTCTTCAGCTATCTCAATAGCTTGCTTGTAGCTAAGCTGCATATGTAAAGCTAATTCCTCCTCACTATCAGGTAAAGTTTCTCTTTCATTAGTATATATATCCATGCCAAAACCTTCCTGCACCATGTCATTATACTCCTTAGCTCTTATATCTTCGAGCATTGACTCCATATACTCAGTACGCTTGCTCATACCACTTGGGTCTTGAGAGAAAGCATTTATCTCATAATTCCTTTGAGACATACCATTAACTACAATATCTACAAATTTAGATATTACAGGCACAGGTTTCCAGTCTAGGTTTAAGTAGCTTAAGTCACCATTTATAGATAGTTCGTTTTTATACTTCTCTATAGATTGTTCACCTCTTGCATATAACCTTAACTTGTGAAAGTTATTAACGTTACCGGCATACCTACCTTTTTGACCATAACCTTTACTAACAGCACCTTCGCCGCCAAACCATTCTGATTCTATAGCTTTACCAACTTTTAAACCATACTCAGGTGTTATTTTTTCTAAATCGCTTACCGCTTGTGACGGAAAGTTTACAACAGACTCTGTCATACTACTTTATTATTTTAGATGATATTCCTTTGTTATTGTATCTAGATATACTTATATCTAATGGTTGTCTTTTAGTTTCAGGGTTTGGTCTATATAAATGCCTATTACAAGCCATAATAGCTAAACCAGTACTAATGGAAGCATCGTGCTTTGTTCTTTTATTTATATTAAATTTACTCCAATCATTAAGTGTGTCATTGAAATACATAGTACCGTAAGTACCATCTTGAAGTAAACCTATGTGTTCATTGATGTACATTTCAATGGCTGCGGCATGAGCTTGTTTTATGTCCTCACTGGAGTTTGGCATACCACCAACTTCTCTTTCTGCTACAGATAATTTGTTCCATATTTTATCTGGTCTGTTCATACTAAACCCTCTATAACCTCTTCTTCTAATATAGTATAGCAATCTAGGTTTATTATTCTCTGCAAGTATTGGCATCCCATAAAATACTAATGCCATGAGCACATCTTCGAAAAATATCTCTGCAGTCTGTGGTCTAGCTAAGTATTCTAAAAAGAAAGTATTAGCTGGAGCATCTTCCATGCTAAACTTAGTTAAACCATGCAAAGCACCTTTAGATCCTTTGCCATCTACGGTACCTGATATGTCATAGCTATCACAACCGAAAGCTCCCACGTGCTCATTACCGGGATGTTTAACACCGTTCTTAATGATAACATTATTCTGCATTGCGACATTAGGTACCCAACTAACTTTGAATCTACCATTAGGGTCTGGGTTGAATACTACTTTTGTATCTTTAACTCCATTAACCCACTGAAAATTACCCGTAGTAAGTACTGAAGAGTTTCTATTACCCTCATTATAATCGATCTGTTCGTAGATTTTTATGAGGTTGAATAATGAGTTCTTAGTCTCATCTCTAAACGCGTGCTCTTCTGTTCTAGGAAACTGTCTGTAATATTCATTCAAAGCATCTTGATCATCTTTCAATCCGTCAACTTCATTCTCCCAATAATCTACAACTCCTATATCTATTAATGTACCGTGAGGTCCTCGCCTGTCATCGTTTGGTGTATCAAAAACTGGAAGTCCGAACTCGTCAATAAATCCTTCATAGTTCCACTCCATTGGGATAAACAAAGAATATAAACCAGACTTCGTCTGACCATTTCTATTTCGCTTGGTAACATCTGAATCATTGTAAAGTTTTTTAAAGTTATCACCACCTTTATCTAAAGCGTTTGATGTTGAACCCATCATACATTTACCTACTATTCTACCACCTAACCTTAAACAAGTTTTAGTTACTCTCCAGTTATTAAGTATATTATCAGGTCTTTCCCACTTACCACTCTCATCGTGTACTAATAAAGAAAGCTTTTCCCCATCATAACTGTTGTCACCAGTGTTCTTCCAGTCAATAGTAGTATCAAGACCTTGCATATCATCTTCAGCCTCATTCTCCCTCATCTTCCTTCTAGTAAACTTTTTAGCTGGAATACGATAAGCTAGCTCTGACTTCGGGCGATCCATACCATCTTGTATAGGCTTAAAGAAAAACGGATAATTAATACTTATAGGTACTATCTTATCCGTAAACATTTTCTTAGCGTCACCACCACTTTTTGACAATACCCCAAATCTACTATCACTTGCTAAAGTGGCTAAGTTAACGGTTTCAGCCGAACTCATGAAAGAAAATCCAGAACGTCTATTCTTAAGGTAGCACATCCCATAACATCTTTGATCAGCTTTACACGCTTCCCAAAATATAAAAAATAATCTATTTGCTTCTCTAAAGTCTGGAGCGCCAACATCGATCTTACTCCATTGTAAATACATATAGTAACTACCAGGCATGTAAGTTGGTACACCATTATTCATAAACCAGAAGCCATTATCTCTTCTATTAAACTCTTGGTCGATGTAAGCATAGTGTGTTTCTTTGAACTCTTTAGGATAATCATCCCAATCAAACCTAGTTTTTATTTTAGAGAAAGCCTGTGGTATATCAAACCTTCTCCATCTCTGTTCACTCTTTTTCTTTGAACAACTAAATACTTCTTTAGGTTGTTTAGGTAAAGCTATTTTTAAACCTTGTATCTCTAGTATCTCACCTATCTGTCCAGACTTAGATATAACTACTACATCACTTTCCTTATCATAACCATACTTCCATTTCTTACCTTTATTAAGTCTATTAATAGTGGTTAGCTTTACTGGTTGTATTACTTTATATAGTGACTGCTTGTACATTACTTACTTCTTCCTTCAGCAAATCCTTGAAATTTAGGCTTACTATCTTTAGGTTTTTCTAAATCATTTATTATTCTCTCTTCTTCTTCTATCCTGTTTAGAATTTCAAAAGCATCGAAGATCGCTAGCTTCTTTGTAGCAGCAGCGTTCTTAAGCCTATCAGCGGATATATCATCGTCGGAATCTACAATAGGTTCTTTAGCTACTTTAATTAACTCTTCTACTGCTCTCCGCCCAGCTTGGATTATATTCTTCTTCGTTTCCTTTATATTCATATTCAATTGTAATAAAACTATTCATAACTCTATACAACCTTTCACCGTCTACAATAAACTCGTACTTACTATTAGGTCTAAAACCTACTAGTTGTGTAGGTAGAAAAGCCCCGTCGGAATATTTAACTATCCCGACTAAAGGTTTTTCTGGAGTAAGATCGTAATTGTTTTGTGATTTTATAGGCTTAACGAATGTAAACCCAGGCATAGCATTCCACTTACCATCTCTTTTATACATAAACATTTGATCTTCAGAAATCAAATACTCATCTTCATTAAGAAAGCTTCTACTATTTTTCTCTACACCTTTGACGTTATGCCATCTTCTAAACACATTATGATGTAGTATAACCGTATCGCCTTCTCGCAACCCTTTAGGGTTGTGAATAGGTATTGATATAATAACAGCTTCCCTATTAACGTATTGGTGATTGAATATCTCAGTATTTAAAATTAACTTTTTGTCTCCTATTCTTACCGAGTTGTTGTATCTATTACCTAGGGGTTTAACTACAAATTCGTGTATAGGTTTCATTAGTAGTTAAGATCATATTCAATGGATATTGCCATATTCTTATTGAAGTCTTTCCAAGGGATAACAATATCTTTCTTCCTAATATATATAGAGTACTTGTTTTCTTCCTCTAGTATATCACATATCGTATGACCACCATAGACATCTTGACCAACTGAATAATGCATGGCATCATTCTTGTAATCTTTACCTATAGTGATCTTTCTAATCACGTGACTCTCCATCCTTAGGATATTCTATAGTACCATCATTAATGTTTACGTTAGCAGTTCCGTAAACCTTCTCTAACTCTTCTTGCATTAATGTGGCTTCGTCTCTAACACCCGCTAACCTATGTAGATAATTATGTTTTTGAACTTCTAACTTTCCAACTTCTGACTGTAGAGTATTTATGTTACCTACTATATCTTGTAGCTTCTTCAACTCTTCTTCAGTTATTTTTTCAGCTTTAGCTTTTAAGTCTACCATTTTTTCTTTTGTTGCCATAATTTAATTTAATTTACTTTTTTGTTTTTTCTAGTGAACGTCCTCCGAAGTAGGCACCTATCACTGTGATTAATACTAATTGTAATAAGTCAGTCCACTTCTGCTCCACAGTAAAAGCTATAGCACCAGCGTCAATAAATATCATTAACACTGTTGATACAACTAGAAATATAAGAACTAGTGGTCTAACATTCTTTGATAACCAAGAGTCAGACTTCATATCAGCCTCCCATCTATTGGTTACTTGCTTTTGCATTTCTAGCTCATGGCTAGATATTAATTCTTTGATCTTCTGCTGCGCAGCTAACTTCTCTTCTTTAGAAGTAGTGAGGTCGTCTAAGACCCCACCAACATCTTTAATTAACTTACCCGCCCCAGAGGATAAAACTTTCTGAAGCAACCCCATTATTTTTTAGGTTTTGGTTTTGATTTTGGCTTGTAACCCATAACTATCTGTTTTTATCTTTGATCATATCGTCTATAGATTTGTTCATTACTTTGTCAGTATATGATCGGTTATTATAATAAGGATTTTTTATCGATACAGGTATATCCTCCTCACCTAGTAAAATTCTATATATCCTACTAATCATATGATTACATTTAAAAGATGTTTTGTAAATAGCGTACTTCATTGTAGTACGGTTTCTTTCTCTCCAAACATCTATCCAACCTTCTCTTCTTAACCGCTCCCATCTATGTTTATCCCAAGAGTAAGCATATACACCGTTAATAAATTCGTCTCTAGTAAATCTATCTAAACAGTTTAAATATATTAACAGCTCTAAATCAGCATCATTTATCTTATTAGCTTTACATATCCACTTACGTACTATTCTATAATACTTAAATAGTTGTATTCGCTTTATATCATCAGCTGTTATCCTCATCCACTAATACTACATCTCTTAAACGAATAACTCTATACATGGTATCTTCGTAAGCTATATCATGACCTGCGTGAGCATCATACATTACTAAGGTATTTTCTTTAATTACACTAGCTAGATCACCAACTGATATAACCCTAGCTTTCTTATATCTGTTGTCAACATCTGTATCGTCCGTAAGTAGAAGACCACCTGATGTAGTCTTCTGCTCTTTTATTTTATCTATAACTATGTAGTCATTAACTGCTTTCATTTACGCGTATATTTGAGATTACACAATCAGCTGACATAATAGTAAGCGCTACACTTACAGCGTTCTTCAATGCAGTCTTAGTTACTAGTACTGGATCAACGATACCTTCTTTAACCATATCAACAGGAAAACCTGTTATTACGTTTATACCATAACCAACATCTTGCATGTTTTGAAACTTATCATAACCAGCGTTTGATAGTATGGTTTCATATGGTGCTTTACATGCTGAAAGCAACACATCGCCGGCTTGCCCGGTAAGAATTTTTTCTGCAGCGTTTAATAATGCAACACCACCACCAGGTACTATACCTTCTTGCAAAGCAGCCTTAGTAGCATATATAGCATCTTCAACCCTATCTTTCTTTTCCTTAAGTTCAACCTTAGAATCAGCACCGACTTTAATAACACCTACACTACCTGATAATGTAGCTAGCCTCTGCTCAAGCTTTTTCTTTATAAATCCATTCTTCTCTTCAGCTACCATATTTTTAACTTCTACTATTCTTTCTAGTACAGTATTTGTTGTACCATCCATAGTTATAGTTGTATTCTTATCGTTAGTAACAGCGAATTCAACCTCACCTAAAGAATCTGGAGTTATAAGATCTAAGTCATCACCTAGTTCTTCGTTAATAACGGTAGACCCGGTTAATATAGCTAAATCTTCCATAGCATCTTTACGGGTAGGACCAAAACCTGGTGGGTCAACTATATTTACTTTAATGTTACCTTTAACCTTATTCATTAATAAAGCAGATTTTACTTGCTGAGCTACTTGAGCTACAATAAGTAACGATCTGTTATTCTTTATGACATATTCTAATATGCTTTGTATCTTCCTGATATTAGGTATTTCAGAGGAAACTGTAAGTACATATGGACTATCTAGCTCACATATATGTTTTTCTACGTTAGTCACGAAATGTGGAGACGTAAGACCGGAATCTATTTGTGCACCATCCACTACCTCTACGTAAGTATCTTCAGTTGGGCTTTCCTCCATTAAAACAACACCGTGTTTCCCTACTTCCTCGTAAGCCTCTGCGATAATAGCACCTAATTCTTTGTCATTATTACAAGATATAGCTGCAACAGAGTTTAGCATGTCATCTTTAACTTCAATTGAAGAAGAATTCAAGTGATCTAACACTTCTTCTAAACAACTATTAACTCCATCTTTAATTTCTCTGATTGATAATCCTGCAGCGACGGCAGAACGTATAGAATCTATAAGGGCTTCGACTAAAACTGTAGCAGTTGTTGTTCCGTCACCAGCCTCTTTTACTGTATTTCGGGCAGCTTCCTTCACCAGGGTGGCTCCCATATTTTCAACCGGATCAAGTAAGACTACGCTTTCCGCAACGGTTACTCCATCTTTTGTTATGACCGGTTTGCCGCGTCCATCTTCGTAAATAACGCACTTCCCTGAAGCGCCTAATGTGGATTTCACGGCTTTTGCTAGCTTATTAACGCCAGCAATTACTCTATTTTCAGCTTCTTGGCCAAAGTTTAAGTCTTTAACCAATTCACTAGGTAAATTGTACTCCATAATGTATTGAATTGAATTTAATTAAATTGTATAGTTAGGTATCTAATAGTCGGTGTACTTTCTGATCTCTTTTTTATCTGCTTTATACTGGGCTTTTGTTATCTTACCCTCTTTATAGAGTTTCTTTTGATCTTTCTTAGCTTTTCTTTTAGCTTTACGGAGTCCACCGTTCATTTTAAATGCCATAACTTTTATTTTTCAAAGGTTTTAACTACTTTCGGTCCACTAAGGAACTCCAGTTTTTTACCAAAGTGTTCGACACTGCCATTGATAGCAGTCTCAGCTCCATCGAGAGTCTCTCTGCGCGTAACATCAACCCATTTTTCTTCGTCATTTGGGTTGTTGACTTCTGTTTGGTAGTAACCATTTGGTAATTGTGTTATTCTCCAGTTCTTTTTTTCAGCTAAATGCTTCCATTCAGCAATTTTTTCTTCCGATACGTTCGGTTTTCCAGTATTTATGGTACTGGTTTTGTAGTAATAATAGGTCATTTTAATTGTTTTTGGTTTATAATTGATTTATCTATTTAACTTGTTCGTCTACCTTGTGCTTTCGATGTGCTATACTCACTTGGTTTATCAACATTCTTCTTATTCCAATCCTTCATCGCTGCAATAGCTTTAGCTTTATCACCACCGTACTCCTTTTTATAAGCAGCAGATGATTGTTCCCATGCTTGGTCGTAAGTTTTACCAGTACCTCTTTTAGTAGTGGTAGGCTTCTTTTCACCACCGTACTTAGCTGTAGCATCTGCTAATCTCTTACTGTGAGCAGACGTAGCTTTAGTTTGTTTTGCTTTACGTTGTTCTGGAGTAACAGAGCTAGCTTTTTTAACTGCAGCTTTATCTGCTTTCCTTGCTCTAGCTTTAGCACCTTTATAGTTTAATCTTCTTTCAAGACCAGTTGTACCAGGCATGGAAGCAATAGTTTCTTTCTTAGCTAATCTTTCAGCTTGACGTTTTGCTTTTCTAGCTGCACGTCCAGGTCTTAAATCGTACGTAACCCCATGTTTAAGCTTTCCTTTATTTCTAGCATTTCCAAATCCTTTATCACTAGGCATAATTTCTTTTTTTAAGTTCTTACAAATATAATCACAGCTCAAGTCGATTATTTACTAGTGTGACAATAGCCTGTTACTAGGTACTCTATAAGGCTAATGTCATAGTTTTAATATTGCAAATATAGAAGTGGGGTGTAGCCCCCCTCCCCCTATAGCGGCCCCCCTTCGACGAAAACGAATCTCTAAAAGCCAGCCCCGCTCTACGTTTTCCATATATACGATTTTTTATATATATTATTATTTTATATAACTAAATTTTATACAAACTAAATACGACTTTATATAGATAATATATTTGTAAATCGAACGAACGATTTCAACTTAACTTTTAAATTCTTTACTATGTCAAATTCAAATTCAATTACTACTAAACGCTTCGTTATTCGCAGATCTTTAATCGGTACTAATACTATTATTACCTTCACTACCAACAAAGGTAAGAAAGTGTCGTATAATCACGACGAAGTGTACAACGCTCACAAAGAAAGGTTCGAGTCAATGAACTGTTTCGCGAAGTATAAATCGTATACTAACTCGAATAATATACCAGCGTTCGCTAGAAGTTTAGCGATCTAATCTCTCGACGGGTATTCCCTGGTAATCGCCCGTGGGAAAGAACTAACTAATCAATTATACTATGTCTATTAAAATCTCTAAATTTGCTCCATCTCATGTTCAATCAAATATCATTGAATTGGTATATGAGAATGAATACGCTAAAATCTACACTGTTAAATTACCTTTCCGGTATTTTCTAATAATCACCTTAAATAAATAAACTATGAAAAAGATTATATCTTACGTTCCGTTCTTCGGTTCACTATCAATCACTATCTGTACATTGTACATATTCGCTTTAACTGGTTCACTTGGTAACTTGGCGTTAACTATTCCTTTCGTAATCGCTACGATATTAACTAAAGAATTAATTATCGAGTAATTACACAAGTAGACAAGTGGTGGAATATCACCTAACTAAAATAATTAACTAAATAAAATACCCACTTTATTATGAATAAAAATAATACTTATATCTGTTGTAGAATACAGGAAAATACTGAGTCAAACTTAAGAAAAG